AGCGTCGCCGCGAACTGATCGCCAAGGTGCGCGCTGCCGTTGCCGTTGCCGATGCCGTTGCCGATGCCGTTGCCGCTGCCGTTGCCGTTGCCGCTGCCGCTGCCGCTGCCGCTGCCGCTGCCGCTGCCGATGCCGCTGCCGATGCCGCTGCCGATGCCGCTGCCGATGCCGCTGCCGCTGCCGTTGCCGCTGCCGATGCCGCTGCCGATGCCCGCAGGCGGGCGTGGAACGAGACCTACGAGAAGGTGTACCGGGAGACCTTCTCGCGGCTGGTCCCGATCTATCGCGAACGGTTCGGTACCACGAGCGAGACGGTGGAGGCCTCGGCGGTCGAGATGGTCGGACGGCTCTGTGACATGGGCCGTGCGGCATGACCGACGAACGACTGATGACACGTGCGCTGATGATCGCATCATCGAACCGGACGCGGCCGGGGCCGTTGACCGTCGCTGATGTCGTACGCGCGGCACGGTCCGAACGTCTTGCCCCGACGACACTTGTGAGCTTTGCGTGGGCGAAGGGCTACCTGCCGGCATGGGACCAGGCAACGATCCATGAGCTGATCGCCGAGATCGCCCGCATCGAGTCCGGGCTCGCATCAAGGTGGCTCGCCCCGGAGGCCCGGCTCGTCTGCGCATGGTGCGGTGCCTGCAACAACGCGGCGACGACACGCGAGGAGGTCGCCACCTACGCGCCGCAGCCCGAGGACGCCGGGCTCTGCGCCAACTGCGAGCGATGGAACATCGTTGACGATGCCGGCCAGTTCCGGCGGCCGAGCCAAGAGGAGATCGAGGAACTCGACGAAGCCGCTGAGGACGCGCGCCTAGACGCGGGCTGGTGCGCGAACGTCGTGAAGGAGTTCCGGCGGTGAGCGCGGCGATCGATATCGCCGGGCTCGACCGTGAACGCTGGCTCGCGCTTCGCCGGCAAGGGATCGGCAGCAGCGACGCGCCGGCGATCGCCGGGTTCGACCGTTACCGGTCCCCGTTCGCGGTCTATGTCGACAAGATCGAGATCCTCGATCTTGTCGACACAGACAACGCGGCGATGGAGTGGGGCCGGCGGCTCGAGCAGGTCGTCGCCGAGAAGTTCGCCGATGAGCATCCCGAGCTCGAGCTGACGAAGCCGACGGTCATGTACCGGCACCGTGACTACGCGTGGATGCTCGCGTCACCCGACCGGATCGTCACCCCCGTCGCGTCGGGGTACGGCGAGGTCGGGCTCCTCGAGGTCAAGACGACGTCGCATTGGCGGGCCGGCGACTGGTCGGACGGCCCGCCGAACCATGTGCTCATCCAGGTGCAGCATCAGCTCGCCGTCACCGGCCTCGGACGGGCGTGGGTCGCCGCGCTGGTCGACGGCCGGACCTACCGCGAGTACGAGGTCGCCCGCGACGACGCCGCGATCGACGCGCTGATCGCGGTCGAGCACAGCTTCTGGTTCGATCATGTGGCCGCGCGGGTCCCGCCACCGATCGACGGTTCGGAGTCGACCGCGGATGCGATCCGTGCCCTCTACGCGCATGTCCGGCCGGCGTCCGTGATCGAGCTGCCGGCGCACTACGGCGAGATCCTCGACGAGCTGGCGCGTACCCGCGCGTCGATCAAGGACGCCAAGGGCGACGAACGGCACCTGCTGAACACGATCCAGGCGGCGCTCGGCGAGAACGAGATCGGCCTGATCGACGGTGAGGTCGTCTGTACCTGGAAGGAGACGACGAGCCGGCGTGTGAACGTCGAACGGCTCCGTGAGCTCTACCCGGACGCGGCCGCCGACTGCACCGAGCTGTCTCGAACGCGACGGTTCCTCTTGTTGAAAGGACCGACCGGTGAGTGATCTCGCGAAGCAGATCGCCGCGAAGAGCGTCGAGGTCGAGCAGCGGCCGCGGGGCGTGACGGTCGCGGACCTGATCGAACGGCAGAAGGGCGAGATCGCGCGGGCGTTGCCGATCGGGATGGCACCCGAACGGTTCGCCCGCCTGCTCCTCACCGAGTGCCGCAAGACGCCTCAGCTGCTCGCGTGCACGCCTGCGTCGCTGCTCGGGGCGATGATGACCGCCGCGCAGCTCGGCCTCGAGCCTGGTGTCCTGCAGCACTGCTATCTGATCCCTCGCAAGAAGCGGGGGACGCCGGAGGCGACGTTCCTGCTCGGCTACCGCGGAATGGTCGAGCTGAGCTTGCGGGGCGGCCGGACGTTGAGCGTCGACGCGCATGTCGTGCACGAACACGACGAGTTCGAGTTCGCGTACGGGACCGACCCGCGGCTGCGCCATGTCCCGCGGCTCGACGAGCGTGGCGAGCCGGTCGCCGTCTACGCGGTCGCCCTGTTGGCGACGGGCGGGAAGCCGTTCGTCGTCTTGTCGATGGCCGAGGTCGCACGCCGCCGGGCACATTCGCAGGCGGGCGAGACCGGCCCGTGGTCAACCGACTTCGAAGCAATGGCGCGTAAGAGCGCGGTGCGGGCGCTCGCCCCGTACTTGCCGCAGTCGGCGGAGTTCGCGGCCGCGCAGCGCCTCGACGAGATCGTGCGGACCGACTTCGATGTGAGCCTCGACGAGTACGAGCCGCCCGAACCGGTCGAGAACGAGAACTCAGGCGGAGACCCCAACCCGGGCGACGAGGGGGCGGGTACACGTGGCGTGCCCGCCCCCGACTCGCCCGAGGCCGTCGAGCTGCTGAAGGGCGTGCGTCGGACGAAGAAGGGCGAGGCCGAATACCGCGAGTGGTGCAACACGTTCGAGCTCGACCCTGACGGCCATCTCGCATGGCCAGCCGAACGGTGGGCGACGTTCGTTGCCTGGGTCCACCAGGAGCCAGAGCCCGCATGAGCCTCGCCTCCGACGTGCACGTGTGCGAGAGCTGTGGTGTGCCTGTGCCGCGGTGGCCGGACCGTGAACGGTGGCCGGACCGCTGCACCGCATGCAACCGGGAGCGGCGCGCCGCCCACCAGCGCGCCTACTACGAGGCCAACCGGGAGCGGCTCGCCGCCCACAAGCGCGCCTACTACGAGGCCAACCGGGAGCGGCTCGCCGCCTACCAGCGCGCCTACCGCGAGGCCAACCGGGAGCGGCGCGCCGCGGTGACGGAGGCGTCAGGCGCGTGCCCGTGGTGTGCGGTCGGTCAGCATGACGCCTGCGCTGGCGGGGCCTGCACATGCCATGGGGCCGCCGCGTGAGCATGACGGAGCTTGTCGCGACTGCCGGCGCGCTGGCCGTCCCTGATCCACGGGCCGGTGTGGTTCCTGTGGGCTGGTGGGAGTACGCGGCGGAGGCGATCGACGCGACCGATTCGTGGGACGAGCTCGATGATCTCGAGGGGAAGTTGGCTGCGGTCGTCGCGTATCTCGAGTCGCTCGGTGGCGATCAGGTCGAGTTCCTGAAGGCGCTCCGGGTGGTCGAGAAACGCCGCGGCGACCTCCTCGGCCCGAAGGAGAAGGGCGGGCGCGGGAAAACTCTAACACGCGTGTTAGAGATTGACGCGTCGGCGATGACCTTGTCGCGGTGGCGTCTGCTGTCGGAGCATTGGGCGTTGCTGCTCCCGTGGCTGCGTGACGCGACGAGACGCGAGCAGGTGTCGCAGTCGCAGCTACTCCGACTCGTCCGCGAGCACACGCCGGCACGCGCCGACCCTGACGTTGCGGACGTCGCCGGCGAGCGGTTGACGATCCTGCACGGCGACTTCCGGGAGCGGCTGCTCGAGTTGGAAGCGGGTTCTGTGGATCTGATCGTGACCGACCCGCCGTACCCGAAGGAAGACCTGCCGCTCTACAGCGATCTCGGACAGGTCGCAGCGCTGCTGCTCGGCCCGCGCGGGATCCTGTTCTGCTGGACCGGCCAGATCTTCTTGCCGGAGGTGATCGGACGGCTCTCCGAACAGCTCACCTACGGATGGACGTTCGCGCTGCGGCTGCCCGGTCAGGGCTCACGGATCCTCGGCCGGCACATCGTCCAGGCATGGAAGCCGGTACTCGCGTTCACGACCGGTACATGGCCGTCGGGGAAGTGGGGCGACGACCTGCTCATCTCGCCAGCACCCGACAAGGACACCTACGAGTGGCAGCAGTCGGCGTTGCCGGCGCGACGTCTGATCGAGCGTTACTGTCCTCCCGACGGGCTCGTCGTCGATCCGTTCCTCGGTGTCGGCTCATTCGGTGTCGCAGCCCGTGAGGCTGGCTGCCGGTTCGTCGGCGTCGAGCTCGACGCGGGCCGGCACGCGAAGGCCGTCCAACGGATCGCAGGATGAACGACCGTCGTTGCTGTGTCTGCGATGTCGTCTGGAGCGACCCGTTGCATCTGGCGCAGGTCGACCGCGATTGTGGCGGTTCGGTATGGCGCGGGAATCTCGGGCAGCTCATCCCGTACCGGCAGTGGGTACGCGAGAACTTCCCTTCGTCGCGTGACGGTGTGACTGTCGCCGGCGATGACGGTTTCTTGCGGTTCTTCTCTGATGAGGATCCGATCGGTGTTGTGTGTCCGTGGGAGTGGAAGACGTTCGGGAAGCCGCTCGATCGTCCGACTGCTCACACCTTTGCTGCGTTCCGAGAGGGAGCGGTTCTGGAGCCGGTCGTGATCAGGCTGATCGGCGGGAACACGCCCGGCCCGCTGCTGCACTACCCGTCCCCATGCGACTGCTGCGGGCTCCCGGAACGCCCGGAGACAGCCGACGCGATCCAAGTGAACGGCTCGGTGTTCGCGGCCGACCGGCTCGTCGACTGGCTCTTGCAGTATCTCGGTGACGAGCGTGCGTGGCTTGCCGATCCGGTGATCGATGTTCGTGTCGCGGGCGGTCGGTTGTGAACGCGGAGACGCCCTGGGACCTGCTGCGCCGCGACTCTAGGGTGGCCGCGCCGTCGCTATTCGACGAGGCCGTCCTGTGAGCGCGCGCTGCAGCTATATGGATCGTCGTGGCCGTCAGTGCCTCCGTACCGTCGAGGAGTACGAGCCCGACGACGACCAGGTGCTGGATGTCGATGAGGTCCCCAACCCGGGAGGGTCGGAGGCGGGGGACACGGTCGCCGCTGTCGAGCCCGCCTCCGCTCCCGACTACTACTCGCAATCCGAGGGAGGCCGAATGCTCACCGTGCCCGAGCTCGCGCGGCGTTGGACCACAACCGCGCAGGTGATCTACAACCTGCGGCACCGCGGCGAGGGACCGCCCGCGATCCGCATCGGCCGTGAGCTGCGATTCCGGCTCGAGGACGTCGAGCGTTGGGAGCAGTCGCGGCTCGAAACGCCGACGCCCGCGGCGGGGCCTGCACATGCCACGGAGCCGCCGCGTGATCATCTCGACTGACGAGCATGGCGCAGCGATCCTCACGCTCGAGGAATACCCCGATCTGCTCGCGTGCCGCGCTCTCGCCGAATGGCATTTCATAAGCGAGGATCCTCCCGAAGTCGCGACGAGAGTGGAGCATCTCGCCGCTGCTGGCCTCGCCGATGAGAGCGCGGCTGTCCGGTGGGCGCCACAGCCGGACTTCTTGTTCGATTATCAGCGGTGGATGGTTGAGCGGGCGCTCGACCGGGAACGGTTCGCGATCTTCGCCGATTGTGGCCTCGGCAAGACGCTCATGCAATTGGAATGGGCCCGCCAGATCATGCACGCGACGCAGGGGCGCGTGTTGATCGTCGCGCCGCTCCAGGTTGTGCACCAGACGGTCGACGAGGCGCACCACTTCTACGGTGAGTATCCGATCGTCGCACTCGATGATAGCGCGATGGTCCCCGCGTGGCTTTCTGCGCCCGGCCCGTCGGTCGCGATCACGAACTACGAGAAGATCGAGAAGCTTGACGGTACGATCTCCGTCGCGGGGGTTGTGCTCGACGAGTCGTCGGTCCTGAAGCAGACGATGGGCGCGCGGCGTACCGCGCTCATCCGGTGTTTCGCTGGCATCCGATACAAGTTGTGTTGTACGGCGACGCCAGCGCCGAACGATCGCGTCGAATACGCCGAGCACGCCTTCTTTCTTGATGTGGTCCGGTCGACCCGCGAATTCCTCGCCCGGTTCTTCGTCAATCTCGATGGCGAATGGCAGCTCAAGCACCACGGCGAGACGGCGTTCTACCGCCATCTCGCATCATGGTCGGTGTTCATGCGCGACCCCGCCGCTTACCGCTTCGCCGATAATCTGCGGGACCTCGCACCGATGACCGCGAAGTTCCCGGCTGTCCCGTTGACGGTCGAGCAGGCCGAAGCCGCACGTGGGTACGAGGCTGGCACGCAGCCGTCGCTGTTCGGCGCGACGCCGGGCGGGATCGTCTCGCGGACGAAAGTCATGCAGATCGCGCATGGGTTCCTGCTCGACGGTAAGGGCAAGGTCACGGAGAGATACCCGACCTTGAAGCCGACCGCGATCGCCGAGCTTTGCAATATCACACACGGCGACGAGCAGGTCATCGTATGGGTGACGTTCGACGAGGAAGCCCGACAGGTCGCGGAACTGATCCCCGACGCGGCGGTGATCTCCGGCAAGACCCCGAAACCGAGGCGTGCGGTCCTGATCGACGAGTTCCGACAAGGCGGCGGCCCGCGGGTGCTACTCGCGAAACCGTCGATGCTCGGGTTCGGCCTGAACCTCCAATCGTGTCGCATCCAGGTGTTCTCGACGATCACCGACAGTTTCGAGCGGTACTACCAGGCCGTCCGACGCTCACACCGCTACGGCCAGACACGCCCGGTAATCGTCTACGTCCCGCTCACGCCACTCGACGACGCGATGTGTCAGAACGTGCTCAGCAAAGAGGCCGTGTGGCGCGAAGACGGCCGTCGCCAAGAACAAGCGTACGTCGATGTGCTCAGACCCCGCGACGACACCGAACGGAGAGTGCTAGTGACAACCCCGCAAGCCGAGCTCGATCGCGTCGAGGCCACCGAGTGGACGATGATCCAGGGCGACTCGATCGCCCACATGGAGACGATGGCCGATCAGTCGGTCGACTTTTCGATCTTCTCGCCACCGTTCGCGAACCTGTTCACCTACTCCAGCGCCGCCGCGGATATGGGCAACGTCCGCGGCGATGCGGAGTACCGGCTCCAGTGGCGTTGGTTCGCTGAACGCCTCCTCCGGGTGATGCGACCGGGCCGCAACGTCGCGATCCACTGTATGGACATCATCCGGTTCGCGAGTCAACACGGGGTCCGGCACACCTACGACTACCCGTCCGATCTACGCGCGGGGATGCAGGACGCAGGGTTCCTCTACCGGGCTCGCGTGTCGATCGACAAGAACCCGCAGGCCCAGGCGACCCGGACCAAAGACGCCAATCTGCTGTTCGTGACACTGACCCGCGACGCGCTCGATTCGCACCCGCAGGCCGGTGAGTACGTACTTCTGTTCACCGCTCCCGGTGAGAACGAGACGCCGGTCATGGCGATGGATGTCTCGAACGCGGAGTGGATCGAGTGGGCACACCACGTCTGGTACGGCATTCGCGAAACTGATGTCCTGAACGCGGCGCTCGGGAAAGAGCACCAGGACGAGCGCCATATCTGCCCGCTGCAACTCCCCTTGATCGAACGGTCTGTACGACTCTGGTCGAATCGCGGCGAGATGATCTTCTCGCCGTTCGCGGGAATCGGATCCGAGGGCTATGTCGCATTGGAGTGGGGCCGCCGGTTCTACGGCGTCGAACTAAAGCGCTCATACTTCGATCAGGCATGCCGGTTCTTGGATCAGAAGACGAATGCCGTTGCTGGTCGTATGGGCTTCGCGTCGTGAGCGCGCGCTGTCCGCATGTCGATCGTCGTGGCCGTCAGTGCCTCCGTACCGTCGGGACGCACCGGCTGCACGTCTATGTCGCGCTCCCGCGGCACTCGCGGAAGGGCTACCGGAAGGCGCGACTGTGGGCGCTCGACCGTGCCCGCGGGCGCTGCGAAGCGACCGCGCTCGAGCATGAGTGTGACGGGCCGCTCGAGGTGCATCACATCTTGAAGCGTTCGCAGGGCGGAAGCGACGACCCGGACAACCTGCTCGTCGCGTGTGCGGTGGCGCACCGGCAGATTCATGAGAACCCGTCGCTCTCGGAGATGCTCGGGCTGCTCAGGAGACGGGCTGCTCAGAGGGCGATGGTTGGAAGGTCTCGCCGGTGAGTTTCGTGGGGCAGCTGCTGGTCGTGTGGGCGTGTCTGCTCGCGGTGTTCGTCGCGGGATGGTCGGTCCACTCGCGGGAGCTACGGGAGCGTGAGGCGAAGGCCCGGCGGATGTTCGCAGGCCGTACCGAGCCGTGCGAGGGCGACCGGTGACGCTCGTGAAGTGCAGGGAGTGCTCCGAGCCGTTCAACGGCCCGGGCCGGCTCGCGACGCATATGCGTCGCGAGCACCGCCAAGAGCTCCTCGACGACGAGCAGCCGGAGCAAGCCATGGAGGGGCGCGTGGAGCACCAGGCATGTGCCCACCGGGACGCGGAGCCGTCCCCGCCGCCGTCTCCGGCGCCCGCGGCATCCCCGGTCATGCCGATGACAAGCGACCGGACGCGGCCGAACGGTGCGGGGCGGCTCGGTGCAATCGGACAGTTACGGCGCTGCCGGGAGCAGATCCTCAAGGACCTCGAGCAGGTCGAGCCGGGTCTCGTGGGTGATCTGGTCCGGGTCGAGGCTGCGCTCGACATCCTCGAAGGGAGGGTCGGCTGATGGCAGACCTGTACGTCCCGCTCGATGTGAACGCCCCTGACGACCCGAAGATCCTCGCGGCCGGCGACCGGGCCGAGCTCGTCTTCTACCGGGCGCTCTGCCTCGCGAAGCGGCTGTCGTCGGACGGATTCATCGCGGCGGCACAGCTGACCCGCCAGCTCGGCGGCGTCACGGACGACGCGGGGCGGCTTGTCGCGGTCGGGTTGTGGGCCGAAGTCGACGGCGGCTGGCAGATCGTGTCGTTCCTGAAACGCAACCCGTCCGCGGCCGCGCTGGCGGAACGTCGCGAGGCACAGAAGTCCCGGAAGGACAAGTGGCGTGCGCGACGCGATGGTCCCGACGATCCGGCTGACGATCGCGACGCGGACGCGACGCGGGACAGCAGCGTCGCGCGACGTGATCGCGACGTGGGACCGTCGAAGCCCGCGACGCGCAGTGAAGTTGAAGTGAAGAGAAGTGAAGTGAAGAACCCTCCGGGGGGCGCGCTCGCAAGCTCGCCGCACCCCGACCGGCAGCCCCGAACCGACCCGGCACCGGCCGGCAAGGTCGCCGTTGCCGGCTACATCGCCGACTACCGAGCCACGCACGGCGGCAAGAGCCCGCCCGGGATCTGGATGGCGCAGGCCGGCGCGCAGTCGAAGGCGCTGCTCGCAGACGGCACCGACCTCGGCGACATCCAGATCGCGCTCGGAGTGTGCGCCCGCGAGAACAAGTCGCCGAAGACGCTCGCGCATGTGCTGGCCGACTTGCACTCGTCGAGGGCCGTGTCGTGACGTCCGGCCGGTTCCAACGCCCGACAGCACCCGCGGATCCGACGCGCCCGGTCGAGTGTTGGGTCGTGACGCTCACCTGGGTCGAGGACGAGCCCGGTCGAGCGCGCGTTGTCCGAGTGCAGCTCGAAGCTGGCGGAGAGCGCGGGATCACCCGGCAGCACGTCCCCGGCGAGCTCGGCGCGTCGCTCGTGATCGGCGATCCGGAGTGGTACTCGCCAGCGGCGACCGAGGCCGCGCGGGCAACACGCAAGCGGGTGACGCCTGCCCGGCTCGCCGAGGTCGCCCAGGCCTGGCGCGAGGCCGGTATCGACGGGATCACGGCGCTCGGCGTCAGCGAGCGCCAGGCGTGGCGCCTGAAGGCACGTGCCAAGGAGGCCGGCCTCCTGACCGGCATCGACGACAAGGAGACGCAATGAGGCGTAGAGCGACGCTCGCGCATGTGCTGGCCGACTTGCACTCGTCGAGGGCCGTGTCGTGACGTCCGGCCGGTTCCAACGCCCGACAGCACCCGCGGATCCGACGCGCCCGGTCGAGTGTTGGGTCGTGACGCTCACCTGGGTCGAGGACGAGCACGGCCGGCCGATCACCTGCGCTCGCACCAGCTACCTGGCGACCGAGGCCGAAGCGACAGCGCGCTTCTGCGAGCTTGACCGGCTGATCCGGTTCGAGGCGTGGCGCCCGAATCTGCGTGCCCGCGACGTCCAGGTTGACCTGCCGTATCGGCAGCCGGGACGGAGAACCGCGTGAGGCCGATCTTCCGTGACGAAGGAGTTCCGGCGATGACCATGTTGACCTACCACGGCGATCACGACCTGAAAGCGGCAGTACTCGCGGAGTTGGCGGCGCACCGTGTCGCGGACGAGATCATCCAAGGGACCTACTGGCGTGACGGGAAGGGCTGCGCGGTCGGCTGCCTGACCCACGACCCTCACGGTGGCCATCACCTGTACGAGTCGAGGTGGGGGATCCCGGAGTGGCTCGCTCGCCTCGAAGACGCCGTGTTCGAGGGACTCCCGCTCGACGCGGCGAAGGGCTGGCCGGAGCGGTTCATGGGTGCGGTCCCGGTCGGTGTCGAGATCACCGACAGTGTCGCGGACGGGCTTGCGGTCGAACGGCTGACGGTCGAGGTCCTGCCGCTCGCGCCGTCGTGGCCCGAGCCGGTACGGGCTGAGGTTGTGGGGGCGGTGGAGCAGGTGATCGATGCGCTCGGCGGCGACGACCTAGCAGCACGCGCGCGGTCGGCGGGGGCGGCGTGGGCGGCGGAGTCGGCGGCGTGGGCGGCGGCGTGGGCGGCGCGGGCGGCGGCGGAGTCGGCGGCGTGGGCGGCGGAGTCGGCGGCGTGGGCGGCGCGGTGGGCGGAGTCGGCGGGGTGGGCGGCGGAGTCGGCGGCGCGGTGGGAGGCGGAGGCGGACCGGATCATCGCAGCGCTCGCGATGCTCGGGGAGACGGCCATCGCGTGAGATCGATCTTCCGTGACCACGCCGACCTGAGCGGCTACGCCGGCGATCTCGTGCAGCTCGTCGCCGAGCTCGTCGCCCAGCACGACGCGCTCGACCGTCTCGAACGGAACCAGAGGGCCGCCCGCGGCTACCCGCGCCGCTCGATGGGCGAACGGACCAGCCCGGGAACGGTCCTCGACGACCAGGGGATCCCGATGCCGGCCGTCTCGGACCCGACCGGCGAGGCAGTGATCGCCGGCGACCAGCTCCACACGCAGATCGCGGCCCGCCGGCAGACGATCGAGCACCACCTCGTCGCAGCACGGAAGCTGATCGTGGAGGCGACCGACGGAGCCCGCAAGCTCACACTCCCACCGATCGACCTCACGACCGGCACCGGAGCCGACGACCTGTGGTGCGAGCATCACCTGAAACACGGGATGTGCGAACCGCGTGGCTCACCGAAAGATGTCGGCCGGCACGGCCAGCACTGCGTCTGGTGCCACGCATGGAACCGCGAGCACGGCCAGCTCCCACCCCGCCGGATCCTCGAACGCCGTGCCGCCGGCGAACGGATCACTACCCGGGTGATCGACGAAGTCCTCGGCCGGACGGGCTGACGCTCGCAGCCCTGCGACCAGGAGGATCACTCGCATGAACCACACGGATGTGCTTTACTTCCAGTTGAATCCAGAACCGCGCCCCGACAGCGCTCGATCGGACGCCGCATGACCCGCCTCCGACGGTGCCTCGGCTGTCGCACACTCACATCCGCAGCACGCTGCCCCGCCTGCCGCAGCATCCAACGCGCGAAGTACCGCGGAACCTGGCCAGCACACGCACAGGCAGCCATCGACGCGCACCGCGCGAATTTCGGCAACACATGCCCCGGCTGGCGGACACCGCCCCACCCGACCCACGATCTGACGCTCGACCACGGCCCCCCCGAACGGGTCCTCTGCCGCGCGTGCAACACCCGCAAACGCCGCCTCGACGGCACCTGAACCCAAGCCCAACAGGGAGGGAGGGCAGGGGGCCAGAAACAGACGCGAACTCGACCGGCCACCTCCCAAGACCCTCGCCCCTCGCTCGCATTGTCCACGAGTCTCGGCCTGAGGCCGAGGTCTGAGGTGTTGTCATGGCCGGGAATGGTCCTGCCCCGAAGCCGGATTCGGAACGTCGACGGACGAACCGGCCGACGTTCGAGTGGACGTTGCTGCCGGCGTCGGGCCGGAAGGGCAAGACGCCGCCGCTACCGAAGTGGCGGTTGTGGCATCCGGAGACGCTCGTCTGGTGGCGGGCGCTGTGGCGCAAGCCCCAGGCGACGGCGTGGGATCAGTCGGGCGCGACGCTCCATCCGCTCGCCACGCTGTACGACGATCTGATCTCGGGCCGGGAGCCAGCGGCGAAGGTCAGCGCGGAGATGCGACAGCACGAGGACAGGCATGGCCTGAACCCCAAGTCGTTGTTGCAGCTGCGCTGGCGGATCGTCCCGGACGCGGATCTCGCGGCGGTGAAGGAGGCGGCCGTGGCCCGTGCCGGCGGCGCTCGCCGCGACCGACTGCGTGTCGTGTCGTAGATGCCGTGGCGCGGGGCGGGCTATCCGGGCGAGTTTCCTTCGCTCGGCTGGCAAGTCGCCGACTGGATCGAGGCGCATTTCCGCGTACCGGACGGGCCACGCGCGGGGGAGCAGCTGATCCTCACAGATGAGCAGACGACACGGCTCGTCCGCTGGTATGCGCTCGACGACCAGGGCCGGTTCTCGTATCGCCGTGGCGCGAAACGCGGCCCGAAGGGCGAGGGGAAGTCGCCGGAAGCGGCGATGATCGGGCTCGCCGAGTTGTGCGGGCCGACGCGGTTCGCCGGTTGGGATGCGCTCGGCGAGCCCGTCGGGACAGAGCCGGTCGCGCCGCTCGTCCAGATCGCGGCCGTGTCGGAGGACCAGACTGCGAACACCTACGGATGGGTGTATGAACTGCTGCGAACGAGCCCGCTCGTCGACGAGGCACAGCTCGACGTCGGCCTGACCCGCGTGTTTCTGGCCGGCCGGCCGGGTTTGCTCGAACCGGTGACCGCCTCGGCAGGGACCAGGGAAGGGCAGCGCCTCACGTTCGGTGTCCTCGACGAGACTCACCTCTGGCTGCAGTCGAACGGTGGCCGGCGCCTCGCCGCGGTGATGCGACGCAACGCCGCCAAGATGGGCGGCCGGACGTGGGAGACCACGAACGCGTACATCATCGGGCAGGGCTCGGTTGCCGAGGAGAGCCATGCTGCGGCCGAACGTGGCGCTGTAGGGCTGCTCTACGAGGCGAAGGCGGCCCCGCCGACGACCGATCTCAACAACGACGGGTCGCTACGGTCGGGGCTCGAAGCCGCATACCGGGAGAGCCTCGCCTGGGTGCCGATCGACCGGCTTGTCGCGGAGATCCGCGACCCGGCAACAACCCGCGACGACGCGCTCCGGTTCTACCTGAATATCCCGGTCCGAGTCGATACCGAGAGCTGGCTCGCGGACTATCCGCAGGCATGGGAGCGGTGCACAGCCCCGGACCTGCGTCTCGACGACTGCGACCGGATCGTCGGCGCGGTTGACATGAGCCTCCGCCACGACAGCACCGCCGTCGTCTGGGCCGGCGATCATCCCGAAGGACGGACGGTGCTCCGGGCGAAGATCTGGCGGGCGCCACCCGCAGGCAAGGTCGATTTCGTCGCGGTCGCCGGCCACATCCGCGCGGAGACCTCCCGGCTCGGAGCACGTGCCGTCAGCTACGACCCGCGGTTCCTCGAGCTTGTCGCGCAGCAGCTCGCCGACGAGGGCCTACCGATGGAGGAGTTCCCGCAGTCGCCGGAACGAATGGTTCCCGCCTGCGGGCGGCTGTTCGAGCTGATCGTCGGGACGACACTCGCGCACGACGACGACCCAGACCTGCGCGCGCATGTGACCTCGGCGGTACGGCGCGACGCCGAACGGGGCTGGACGTTGAGCAAGGGCCGGTCGTCCGGGCCGATCGACGCCTGCGTCGCGGCGGCGATGGCAGTACAGACGCTCGCGCGACGCGAGGAGCCCGACGTTGAACCGTTCGCAGCCTGGTCGTGACGCGACACTTCTTCTCGTCTTCGCGTTTGCAGCAGGTGTCGCGAGCATCGTCGTCGGTGTCGCGCTGATCTACCCGCCGGCCGCGTGGATCGTCGCCGGCCTGGCCGCCGCGACGGCGGCCCTGCTCGTCGATGCGGGGGAACGCCGATGAACCTGCTCGCCCGCGCGACGCGCCCACGCCGTCCCGACACGAGCCTGCGCTACACGCTCGAGAACTGGTACCAGGACCTGACGAAGGCCATCTACCAGGGCCTCACGTACGGGACGACGACGATCCCGCCCGCGAAGGGCGAGCCGATCGGCAACAACTTCGAGGGGTATGTCCGTGGCGCATACCAGCGTGACGGTGTCGTGTTCGCCTGCATCCTCGCCCGGCTCCTCGTCTACTCCGAGGCCCGGTTCCAGTGGCAGCGGCTGATCGCCGGCCGGCCCGGCGACCTCTATGGGACCGCCGAGCTCGGGATGCTCGAGCGGCCGTGGCCGGGCGGCACGACCGGCGAACTGCTCGCGCGGATGGAACAGGACGCGTCGCTCGCCGGGAACGCGTTCATCGCCCGCCGGGCTGACGGGACGCTCGCCCGGCTGCACCCCGACCGGGTGACGATCGTCCACGGCTCGCCGAACGGGCCGATGGGCGCGCCTGACGACGACCCGGACGCTCAGGTCGTCGGCTACCTTTACAAGCCCGGCGGGCCGACATCACGGGCGCCGATCCGCGAATACCCGGTCGAGCAGGTCGCGCACTACAGCCCGATCCCCGATCCGAACGCCCGTTGGCGCGGCATGTCGTGGCTCACGCCCGTGCTGCTCGAGGTCGACAGCGACATCGCCGCGACCACACACAAACTCCGTTTTTTCGAGAACGGCGCGACACCGAACATGGTCGTGAAGCTCCCGCCGGCGATCACGAACAGCGCACAGTTCCAGGAGTTCAAGGAGATGATCGACGCGGGCCACTCCGGCCTCGCGAACGCGTACAAGACGCTCTACCTCTCGGCTGGCGCGGACATGACCGTGGTCGGGTCGACGTTCGAGCAGATGAGCTTCAAGGCGACGCAAGGCGCCGGCGAGACGAGGATCGCCGCCGCCGCGGGTGTCCCGCCGGTGATCGTCGGGCTCTCCGAAGGTTTGCAGGCCGCGACGTACAGCAACTACGGCCAAGCTCGGCGACGGTTCGCGGACGGGACACTCCGGCCGTTGTGGCGCACGACGGCCGGTTCGCTCGAGACGATCGTCCCGCCACCCGCCGGCACGCGGCTCTGGTACGACGACCGCGACATCGCGTTCCTGCGCGACGACGCGACCGACGCGGCACAGATCCTGAAAGAACAGATGCTGACCGTCGAGTCGGGAGTCCGGGCCGGGTTCACGCCGACGACCGTGGTCGCGGCGGTCACCGCCGGCGACCTGTCGCTCCTGCAGCACACCGGTCTGTTCTCCGTCCAGCTCCAGCCGCCAAACCCCGCCGAGCTCGAACCATCCTCGGAGTGAACATGTTGGATCCCGAAACGGTTCCGCGCGACAACCTGACCCGGACGCTCCCGTTCGTCGTCGAACGCGCCGACAGCGACGATGACGGCCTGACGCTCACCGGCTACGCCGCGGTGTTCAACGAGCCGACCCTGATCGACTCGTGGGAAGGGTTCTTCGACGAGCAGATCGCGCCGGGCGCATTCCGGAAGACCCTCTCGGAACGGACGCCCGTGCTGCAGTTCGACCACGGCGCCCACCCGGTCGTCGGATCGATCCCGATCGGCGTGTACGAGACACTGCGCGAAGACCGCCGCGGCCTCTTCGTCGAGGCCCGCCTGCACGACAACTGGCTGGTCGAACCGGTCCGCGACGCGATCGCGTCCGGGTCGATCACCGGCATGTCGTTCCGGTTCACGGTCGTGAAGGAAGAATGGGACGATAGCGGCGACATCCCGCTGCGGACCCTCCGCGAAGTGAAGCTGTTCGAGGCCGGTCCGGTCGTCTGGCCCGCCTACGAGACGACCACCGTCGGAGTACGCGCCGCGGAGACCGCCGCCGCGCTCACCACCGACGCGTCATTCCGCCGCGAAGTCGCGGCAGCACTCCTCCTCGGCACTCCCGCCCAGCCGCCCCCTGGCACTGGTAACGGAGCCGCCGCCCACGACGAGCCGCACGCGCGCACTCGTCAACACCAATCACAAGCCCGTGCCCGGATGCTCCGGGCCCGGCTCCCCCTGCCCGAGGAGGCAGCATGAACCTGCAAGAGAAGCGCGCACGGCTCGAAGAGCTCCGCGCGCAGATCACCGACCTGTCCGAGCGGGAGACGCTCGACGACGACGGGATCATCGCGCTCGACCTGGCTGTCGACGAAGCCGAGCAGCTTCTCGGCGAGATCCGTGTCGACGAGGCCCGCGAGGCCCGGATCGTCGAGATCCGCGCGTACGCGAACGCCGGGAACACCACCTCAGGCGACGCGACACGCGATGCCGACCCGCTCGGCACCGACGCCGACACGACCCGCCGCGGTACCCGCAACCCGTGGGACTACGACGCCGTCCGTGCGCTCAGCATGGGCGACCCCGATCGGGCGATCCCCGAGATGCGGTCCCGGGCGCTGGATGCTGTCGCCCAGTCCCGCGGGCTCAGCGACGTCCATCGGCAGGCCGCAACCGCACTGATCGAGCGGCTCGACCCCGAGGACATCGATCAGTCGACCGGGACCGTCCGGGTGCTCAGGCACATCATCGCCGTCTCCGACCCCGTGTACGCGCGGGCGTTCGGACGGTGGATGCGGGCAGGACTCTCCGGTCGGTCGGACCCCGACGCCGCGCAGATCCTCGCCCGTGCGATGAGCCTCACGGACGCGGCCGGCGGGTATGCAGTCCCGCTGCCGATCGACCCGACCCTGATCCTCACGAGCGACGGGTCGGCGAACCCGTTCCGGCAGATCGGCCGGGTCGTGCCGGTCGTCACCGACCAGTACCGGACCGTCAACACGACCCACGCGAGCTTCTCGTGGGACGCGGAGGCCGCCGAGGTCAGCGACGACGCGACGACGTTTGCCAACATCGACATCACCGTCCACAAGGCGCAGGGGTTCATCCCGTTCTCGATCGAGATCGGGCAGGACTACCCGAACTTTACGGAGGATGTCGGGCGGATCATCGCCGGCGGGAAGGACGACCTCGAGGCGACCGCGTTCGCGACCGGCTCGGGTTCCGGTCAGCCGTTCGGGATCGTGACCGCGCTCGACGGGACCAGCAGCGAGATCACCTCGGCGACGACCGACACGTTCGCGATCGCGGACGTGTACTCGACGATCGAGGCGCTCGGCCCCCGGTTCCGGATGGGCGCATCCTGGGTGTCGAACCTGAACATCCTGAACGACATCCGCCAGTTCGGCACCGCGAACAACTACCACGGCTTCACGGTCGACCTGACTGCCGAGGGCGTCCCCGCGATCCTCGGGAAGCGCTGGTACGAGTCCTCGGCGATGGACGGCACCATCAACGCGCTGGCCGACAACAACATCCTCGTCTGCGGTGACTTCTCCAACTACGTCATCGCCGATCGGGTCGGCCTGAGCATCGAGCTCGTCCCGCACCTGCTGCACACGAGCAACAACCGGCCGTCCGGCCAGCGCGGCTTCTACTGCTACTGGCGAGCGGGGGCCGACAGCGTGAACGACGCAGCGTTCACCCTGCTCAACGTCACCTGATCGTGACGCTCGCGTCTCGGCTCGTCGAGGCGCTCGACGCGATCCCTGCGGCCGCCTGGTCCAGACCGTCGAACATCGAGACGACCGGCGCCCATCACGGGTACAGGCGACTCGTGCTCGCCGACAACCGACGGCCGCAGGGTCCCGCGCCCTCGTTCGCGTTCGTGCTCGACCTTTTCGCGCCCGTCCATACGGCGTGGCTCTCCTGGATCGTGCCGGGCGGCTACATCGTCACGCACCGTGACGCCGGCCCGTACCGGGAACGGTGGCAGATCCCGATCCTCGCCGGGAACATGGACGGGCTCCCATGCGAACCGGCCCGTCCATTCCGGGTCGAACACTGGCGGCCGCATTCCGTCGCGCCCGTCGCGACGGACCGGGTGCATCTCGTCATCGACCGTGACGTGCTTCTCGATCACACGGCCCTGCCGTTCACTATCCTCGAGGAGGCATCCTGATGGCTCTGTACCGTCCGACGCAGACGATCGTCTGCGCGAACCCCGACGGCGGCCGGCCGGTCGTTCTCGACCCGTCGACGATCATCAACGAGAAGCACTGGGCATACCAGGGCCGCGAGCAGTTGTTCGAGCCGGTCGAGCAGACCGCCGAACGCGTCGAACAGGCGACCGCCGCGCCCGGCGAGCGGCGAACGCTTCGTAACCCCAAGAAACCGAAGGCCGAGGCCGAGTGAACATCGCCCCTGTCGCGCATTCGCGGCACCTGCGGGGCGCCCCGGCCACCCTGAACGTCACCCTCTACGACGAGAACGGCGAACCGGCCGACGCGGCCGGAACCGTCACCGTCGGGATCACCAAGGCCGACGGCACCGACCTGCTCGCCGCCGGCAGCTCGACCACGAACCCATCCGGGACCGGCAGTTACGCGCGGGCACTCACCGCCGCGCAGACCGCAACGCTCGAGCTCCTTACCGCGACATGGACCGACGGCGGCGACGCGAGCACACACACGAGTGCCCACGAGCTCGTCGGCGCCTACTACTTCAGTCTCACCGAAGCCCGCCAGTCCGACACCGCTCAGCTCCGCCAAGAACGATACGACGACACGCAGCTCATCGAGGCTCGTCGCGCGGTCGAAGGCGAGTTCGAGATGATCTGCGGCGTCGCGTTCGTCCCGCGTTACGCGCGGGTTCGGCTCGACGGGACCGGCTGCGACACGATCAAGGTCCCCGACGCGCTCGTCCGCACTGTCCGCTCAGTCCGGACCTATAGCTCCGGTTCGAGCTACACGACCTTCACGGCTGGCCAACTCGCAGCGATCCGGGTCGGCGAGACGGGCCGCCGGTCGAGGCTCGTCCGCTCCGACGGCGGCACGTTCGATGCCGGTTGCCAGAACATCGTCATCGAGTACGAGCACGGCCACGACCGGCCACCCGCCGAGATCAAGCAGGCCGCGCTCCGGCGGCTCCGCCAAACGCTCGGGCTCGCGAAGTCGGCGATCCCATTCAACGCGATCAGCTTCACGCCCGAGACCGGCGTCACCTACCGGCTCTCGACACCGTCGATCGAACGGACCGGCGACGCCGACATCGATTCGATCCTCGCACGCTGGTCACTCCGCGTCTGATGGCCGCACGAGGCTTCATCCGGGCGCAGATCCGTCAACGGCTCCACGAACGGCTTCTCGAACATGAGACGCTCACGAACATCGACGTGCAACGGTCTGTCGCCGCCGGGCATATCGAACAGACCGCCGTGATGATCTTCGACCCGGAAGGTGCCGAGACCGGCATCCGTGATCTACGTGCCGGGAAGAAGGCGTACCGCGACGAGTTCGAGTTCGATGTCGGCGTGACCGCGCAGGACGGCCATGACAACCCGCACGACGCCGAAGCCCGCTGCGAGGTGCTCGTGAACGCTGTCCTCGATGTGGTCGCCGACGATCCGACGCTCGGCGGGACCGACATTCCCGGATTCCATCACATCAAGATCATCCGGTATGACGGGCCCGCGTCGTTCCCGACCGACAACGCCGGATGGACCGCACACGCTGTCATCCGCGTCCAGGCGCTCGCCGAGACAGGAGCAACATGAACGACACGGTGACGCTCACCTACTGTGGCCCGCAAGAGGCGGTCGAGGTCAACTTCGCTGGCCGCTGGTACGCGTTCACGAACGGCGTGCCGCAAGAGGTGCCGGCGGTCCTCGCGCACGGCGGCGACACACCGACCGGTCTGACCGCCGGCCTGCTGGTGCAGGGCGACGGGAAGTGGTGGAAGGTCGCCGACAAGAAGAAGCCGGCGAAGGACGAGGAGTAACCGAATGTCCGTCGACACACAACTCGGATTCAAAGATGAGGTGACATGGGGGACCGCGGTCACCGTCGACCGGTTCAGCCCGCTCCTGTCCGAGAAGATCGCCCCGCAGGTCGCGCGTCTGCACTCCGAGGCCCGCCGTGCGGGCGAGCTCGTAATGCGCAACGACGGGATCCCGATCGTGAAGGGCTACTCCGGCCCGGTCGAGATCCCGATCTACAGCAAGGACTTCGGGTTCTGGTTGAAGCACCTCTGCGGGACGGTCGCGACGGCGGGCCCGACCGACAGCGCCTACACGCATACCGGCACGATCGGGACGCTGCTCGCCGACAGTTTCACCGCGCAGGTGAACCGGCCGTTCCACGATGCCGGCACGAACCAGGCGTTCACCTACGAAGGCGGCAAGATCACGAGCTGGGAGCTGACCGCCGCGGTCGACGAAGAAGCGAAACTCGCGATGGAATGCGACTTCGAAGATTGCTCGACCGCGACCGCGCTCGCGACCGCCTCGTACACCGCGAGCATGGAACTCCTGAACTGGGCGCATGCCGAATCGAACCTGACGATCGGCGGCAGCGCCTACCCGGTCACCAAGTTCAGCCTCAAGGTCGACAGCAAACTGAAGACCGACCGGCACTACATCCGCGGCTCCGCCCTCAAGAAGCAGCAGGTGCAGGCCGGGTTCCGTGAGATCACCTGGGAGCTCGAAGGCGACTTCGACGCACTCACCCACTACAACCGTGTGATCGCCGCGACCTCCGCGGCGGCGCACGCCGCGATCGTCGTCACCCTGAAGGCGAACACGCTCATCGGCGTCAGCTCGGAGGCGGCGTTGGTGATCACGATCCCCGCCGCACGGTTCGACGAGATCGACCTCGAGAACGGGATGGACCCGAACATGCAGACCCTGTCGGGGACCGCCTGGTACGACGCGTCCGCATCCGCGGTGAGCCTCGCCTACACGACCTCGCAGAGCACCCCCTGACCGATGGCCGCCGTCTCGCGGCGTACGTCGACGGACGCGATCCGCATCGAAGGACTCGCCGACTTCCAGCGTGCAGTCCGGGCGGCCGGGCCACGCTTCGCCCGCGAACTGCGCAACGCGAACCGTGACGCCGCCGAGACCGTCGCCGACACCGCCCGTGCACGTGCACGGTCCCTCGGCGGGATGCAGGCCAGGGCCGCGACCACGATCAAAGCCCGCGGCGAGCAACGGTACGCGAAACTCACACTCGGCGACGCCCGCCACCCGGAGGCGCTGGGCGCGAACTTCGGCGCCTACCACGATCGGATCCGCAACACACGCCGCGGGATCCAGGCCGGCTGGAACCAGTTCCCCGAATGGGGCGGCAACCAGTTCACCGGCGGTGCCCGCGACCAGTTCCTCTACTGGGCGGTCCGCCGTTCCCGCCAGACCGGCGAGTTCGCGGCCGCCTACGAGCAGGCGCTCGACCGGCTCATCCGCCTCCTCAGCGACAACCAAGGGACGCCCTGATGCCGCCCGAACAGCCCCGCAAGCGTGACGACGACATCGACCCGTTCAAGGTGACGTTGACGGACGGCCGGACCGTCGTCTGCGACCCACGATCCCTCACATTCGCGGACCGGCGCGACATCAAACGTGAAATCCGTCAGATCGCCGACGACGACGACGACCTCGACGAGCTGATGATGCCGGCGCTCGCCTGGGTTCACCTCCGGCGCGACGGACATCCCGACACGCTCGAGGACGTCTGCGGGCTCCTGACCGTCGGGGCGGTCGCCGACGGGATCCGTGAAAGCGAACAGGACCCTTCCGACCCGGAAGCGTGAGGCGCCGTCTACGGACGACGTGGCCGGCGCTCTCCCATCTCTACGGCCTCCACCCGTACGACCTCGACCGCCTCACGCCAGGCGAGCTCGACGCCTACCTGACGGATCTCGACCGGCACGTGAAGGCGTTGAAGGCCGCCGAACGTCAAGCCCGCCAGCGGAGGATGTGATCGGATGGCGACACGCCGCCTCGAGCTGATCATCGCGGGTGACGCGAAGGGACTGAACCGGGTCCTCGGCGAGGTCGACGGGTTCGGCAAGAAGCTCTCCGGGAAGCTCCGCAGCATCGGCCGGGCCGGCGCGCTCGCATTCGGCGGCGCCGCGGTCGGTGTCGGCGCGGGGCTCGTCGACGCGTTCGGCGAGGCCCGTGAGGCCGAGAAGATCGGGCGGGTCACCGCTCAGCTCGTCAAGACGACCGGCGGCGCCGCGAACGTCACCGCCGGCCAGGTCGCCGGGCTCTCCGAAAAGCTCGCCGCGCAGATCGGTGTCGACGACGAGCTGATCCAGGCGAACGCGAACGTGCTCCTCTCGTTCAAGCAAGTCGCGAACCAGGCCGGTGCCGGCAACAACATCTTCGACCGGACTGTCGCGCTCTCCCAGGACATGGCGCAGGTGCTCGGCACCGACTCGAAAGCCGCGACGCTGCAGCTCGGCAAGGCGCTCGCGAACCCGGTCAAAGGGCTTACCGCCCTCACCCGTGCGGGTGTCGTGTTCACGAAGCAGCAGCGTGAACAGATCGAGCAGCTCGTCGAATCCGGCGATCTGCTCGGCGCGCAGAAGATCATCCTCGGAGAGGTCGAAGGCGAGTTCGGCGGCGCCGCGAAAGCGGCGGCGGATCCGATGGCGAAGCTCGGGATCGTCGTCGACAACCTGAAGGAGAAGGTCGGCCTCGCGCTCCTGCCGGTCGTCGAGAAGGCAGCGACGTGGCTCGGCGAGAACCTCCCGATCATGATCGAACGCGCGAAACCGATCGTCCGAGGTATCGGCGAGGTGTTCGGGTGGCTCGGCGACCGGATCCGCACCATCGTCGAATGGGTCCGGGCGAACTGGCCGCAGATCCAGGCGACGATCAGCCGGGTCCTCGAGCAGGTCCGTGCGAAGGTGCAGGCGGTCGTCGCGGTCGTCCAAGCACTCTGGGCACGGTTCGGTGAACGGATCCTCAACCAGGCCCGGGCCGTCTGGGAGTTCATCGTCCGGATCGTCACCGCCGCGGTCGAGGCGGTCCGTGGCGTGATCAAGATCGTCACGGCGCTCATCCGCGGCGACTGGGGCGCCGTATGGAACGGGATCAAACAGTTGGTCTCGGGAATCTGGGACGGGATCAAGGCGATCATCGCGGGCGCGATCGCGACGATCAAGAACACGCTCGCGATCGTCCTCGAAGCGATCAAAGGGCTCTGGTCCGCCGCGTGGGGATGGGTCTCACGCGAGGTCTCCGAAGCGTGGGATGGGATCAAACGGACGGTCTGGACAGCGATCGGTACGGTCGTCCGTTGGGTCGGCGACATCGCTCACCGGTTCACGTCCGTGCTCGGCGATATCGCCGGGATCCTCGTCGCGCCGTTCCGTGAGGCGTTCAACGCGATCGCCCGGCTCTGGAACAGCACCGTCGGGAAACTCCATTTCGAGATCCCGGGCTGGATCCCGTTCCTCGGCGGCAAGTCGTTCGACGTGCCAGACATCCCGACGTTGCATCAAGGCGGAGAGTTCCGTGCACCCGTCCCCGGCGGCGAAGGGCTCGCGTTGCTCCGAGACCGTGAACGGGTCCTCCCGCCCGGCGTGTTCGGCACGTTCGCCGGCACGTCGACCAGCGTCGTGATCGAGATGCATGTGACAGCCCCACCGGGCGCGGATCGTGGCTGGCTCCACTGGCTCGCCGACGAGGTGCACCGCGACAGCCGAGACGGAGGCCCGTTGAGCAACGCGATCCGGAAGGCCGTGAGCTGATGGCGACACCGCCGTCACTCCCGACCACATGGGCGAACAGCTCGCTGCGCGAGGACAACCTGCCGGGCGCGGTGAACGACCTCGCGACCGCGGCGAACACTGCGTTCCCGGTCGGTGTCGCCGCATGGACCGACTACACGCCCGCGTTGACCGCGTTCACGACGAACCCGACGCTCGGTACCGGCAGCGTCCAATACGGCCGCCGGTTCCAGATCGGCAAGCTCGTCGTCTGCCAGTTCAAGATCAAGTTCGGGACCTCGGGGACGGCCGCAGGCAGCGGCCTCTACTTCGTCAGCATCCCGACCGCGACGACCGCGAACGCCGTGACACACAACCTGCCGGTAGGTCACGGCTACCTGCTCGACAACTCGAGCGGTGGCCCCGGCGCCTACCGGCAGGTGACGTTCTACGCGGCGACGACCACGACCGCGCTCGTCGCGCTCGGCGACAACCACACCGGCACGCTCCCGACGTTCACCGCATCGAACCTGACGACCGACCGGACCTACAACGCGGACGCGACGAGCCTCGACGAGCTCGCCGACGTGCTCGGCACGCTCGCCGCCGACCTGACAACCCTGACCGGCGGGAACACGCTCGATCTCGTCCAGCACAACGCGCCGTGGTCGTGGGCCGCGTCCGACGCGATCGTCGGCCAGTACATGTACGAGGCGGCCTGATGCCCACACTCGGCTCGATCCTCTCGACGACGAACGTCGCGACCGACGGTCTGCCGACCTCGGGCGGGACGATGACCGGCGATCTCACGCTCGTCGGCAACCCGACATCGGCGAACCATGCGGCGACGAAGCAGTACGTCGATTCGGTCGCGACCGGGTCGATCACCGACTGGAAAGAGGCGGTCGCCTGCGCGACGACCGGCAACATCACACTGTCCGGCGAGCAGACGATCGACGGCATCGCGACGGCCGCGTCTCGCGTGCTGGTGAAGAACCAGACGACCGGCGCCCAGAACGGCATCTACGTGAGCGCGGCCGGCGCATGGGCACGCTCCGCCGACGCGGACGTCACCGGCGAGATCACCCAAGGGACCGCGGTGCTCGTCGCCGGAGGCAGCACGCAGATCGGCACGACCTGGTTCGTCACCACGACCGGGACGATCACGATCGGTACGACCCCGATCACTTGGGTGCAGATCACCGCCGGCGGCAGCGCGTCCTACAACTACAGCATCCGGACTGTCTCCGGCGCGACGACGATCACGAGCGGCGACCAGGTTCTGATCACCACCGGTACCGCGGACCACACGATCAGCCTCCCCGCCATCGCGTCCGCGCCACAGCACCTCTTCGTCGTCAAGGCCTCCGGCGGGTCGAACCAGGTGACGATCGACACCGCCGATACCGCGCTGATCATGGGCTTCGCGACATTCGTCCTCGACGAACCGTGGGATTCCGTGCACCTCATCAAATCCGGCGCCGACTGGGTGGCACTCTGATGGAACTGTCATTCTGGCAGAAGCGATTCACGGTCATCCCCTCCGACGCGCCGACCGCATGGAAGAACCGCGGCCGGTACGTGTGCGACGGGACGAACGACCAGGTCGAGATCAACGCCGCGATCACCGACGCGTTCAACACCTCCGGAACCGCCGAAGGCGGGTTCGTGCAGCTCTGCCCCGGCACCTACACGATCGCGCATCCGGGCGTGACGATGCTCGGCCGGACGATCCTGCGCGGCGCCGGCGCCGCGACAGTCCTCTCGGGGACCGGCACATGGTCGACACGTTCCGGGCTGATCACATTGAGCGACGACGACGACAGCGAACGGTGGCTCGTCGAAGGATTCATGCTCCGCGGGAACAACATCGCGAACTGCGACGGCGTCTATGTCAAGATCGACATCGGCGGTGGCGGCGGGAACTTCACCGGCGACGGCGACGTCGACGCCGCCGGACGGATCGATCTCATCTGGATCTGGAACACCGACTACGGCGTCCACATCGACAGCATCGGGACGAACGGCGACGCGCAGGCGATCCTCACCAGCCGCGTCCGGATCCGCAACACACGGAGCAGCGGGATCCGCAGCAACGTCGCCGACAACCACTTCCACATGGTCGACGTCGGCGGCTGCTCCGACGCGAATCCCGGTGCCGGGATCGAGATTCTCCAGGCGAACAACAAGATCTCGAACAGCAAGTTCTGGTACACGACCCGTGCCAGCGGGTCGTCCGCCGATTGGCACGGCGCCGGAATGCGGATCGGTTCGGCCGGCAACCACATCAGCAATGTGATCTGCCAGGAGAACCAGGGGCACGGAGCGATCCTCGTCAACGCGTCCGGCCAGTTCGGCGCCCGGACGAAAATCGATATCGTCGCCCACGCGAACAGCCGTGGTAACGAAGGTGTCTACGACGGATTCCATGCCGCGTCGGGCGCCCACCATTTCGTCGCTGATGTCGTCTCGCATTCCGCCGGCGCGGACGGCCGTCACCGCGCCGGTGTTGGACTGATCGCGCCGACCGACTTCCTCGTCAGGATCGTGAGCGACAAGGGTCTCACCGGCGACGCTGACGTCGACGACGTGTTCATCTCCGGGACACCACACCGGGGCGCGATCCAGGCCGCGTCCGCCGACGGCTACAGCCTCACGACCTACCCGACATGACCTGGGGCGAGGTCGGCGGCCTGTTCGGCGCCGACGGTTTCGGGACCACGTGGGGCGCCGACGGGATCGTCACGACCGAGAGCTGGCCCGACATCCAGATCCTCGTCAACTTCACGACCGGTCCGCTCGAGACTCCGACATGGACCGACATTGCGACACTCGTCCACGGCTTCACGATCCAGCGGGGACGGACGAGCGAACTTGCCGAGTTCCCGGCCAGCACCGCGACGTTCGAGCTCGACAACAGCTACGACGGAGGTTCACGGCCGTTCGACCCCGACGACACCAGCTCGCCGTATGCAGGGAAGTTGACGACGAACCGGCGAGTCCGAGTGCAGGCATCCTGGGATGGGTTCAGCTACATCCTCTGGGATGGCTATATCGAGGACTGGCCGGCGCCCGTGCCGACGACGTTCGACGCCGAGTCGATCCAAGTCACCGCGTCCGACGCGCTCAGCCTGTTCGCAGGTCGTCGACTCACGCCGGCGAAGCCGTTCACGATCGGCGACCCGGTCCTCGGCAAGCTCGACGACCCGACCGTGTTCATTGCCGGGACCGCGCACTTCGGAGAGCAGCGTTCCGGCGACCGTGTCGGCACGATCCTCGATCTTGTCGGCTGGCCCTCCGACCGGCGCGACATCGACGAAGGACTCACCCGACTGATCGCCGACAGCCCCGACCCGAAGACCAGCGTCGTCGACTCGTTGAACGGGATCGCCCGCACCGAGTACGGGCGGCTGCTCGTCACCGCGGACGGCGACATCGCCTACTGGCAGCGCCGCTCGTGGACGACCCGCACGACCCAAGCCGCCACGAACCTGACGCTCACCGACAATCCGGCGAACCCAGGCAGCCCGTACACCGATCTCGCGATGCGGCCTGCCGCCCGTGTGAACATCCGCAACCTGGTCGAGCGTGGCGTCAGGAACGGCCGGACGTTCGTCGCCCGCGACAGCACCAGCTGCGACAGTTACGGCGTCCGCGAAGATTCGCAGACCGACCTGCTCATGCTGGATGATCAGGAGGCGCAGGACCAGGCCGAGTACGTCCTCGCCCGTTACAAGGACCCGGTCCGCCAGATCGAACGGCTCACGCTCGAACCGTTCGCCGACCCGGCTGGGCTCTGGCCGCAGGTCCTCTCCCGCGAGATCGGGGATCGGGTCACCGTCGAGCGGACGCCCCGGCCCGGCGCGACGACCGTCAGCGACGACTACTGGATCGAAGCGATCGGACATACGGCGACCGCGCGCCGTGCCTGGTCGACGACCTGGCATCTCGCCCGGGTCGATGACGGACAGTTCTTCACGATCGGCGACCCGGTCCTCGGCAAGCTCGACGACCCGATGATCGTCCTCGCCTACTAGCGCCACCACGCCCTCGGATCAGGGAGACGCTTACCGTGGCCGATTTCTCGCGCACGCCAACCGATTTTGTTTCCGGGAGCGTCCCGGCCGCAGCCGCGTTCGACGGGCTCGCCGGAGGTATCAACGCCGCCGAAGATCTCACGTCGTCGGTCGGTTCGATCACCGGTACCGAAGTGACATTGATCTCACGCGACTTCACGGCGTTGGCGAGCCGGACGATTCTGATCATCGGCGAGACGAACATCGAGAGCACCGTCGCCGACGACGTGTTCCGCATCCGGATCAAGGAGGGGTCGACGAACCTCGGTTTCCGGGACGTCAGCCTTCCTGTCGCGAACCGCCACAACGGCGTGACCGTCCATTCGCTCCAGACCGCGTTCTCTGCCGGCTCACACACGATCACGCTCACCGCCGAACGAGTCGCAGGCACCGGGACCGGCCAAGCGACACTCTCCGCATCATCGCCGGCGATCCTCGTGATCGTCGACCTCGGCCCGAACAGCTGATGGCCGGACAGCACAACTTCACCTGCGATCAGGGCGCGACCTTCTCCCGGACGCCACGATGGTCGACTCGCGACGAGACGACCGACCCGCAACGCTCGGTGTCGGATCTCGTCACGAACGGCACGACGACGGTCACGTCCGCGACCGCGAACTTCACCGCGAACGACGTGCAACGCGAGATCGCCGGGACGCACATCCCCTCCGGCGCATATATCGCCTCGTTCACGAACAGCACGACCGTCGTCATATCCGCCGCCGCGACCGGCACCGGGACCGGCGGGAACCTCACGATCAAGAGCGACCGGCGCGTCAACCTCACCGGCTATACCGCCCGGCTCCAAGTCCGCAGGACCAAAACACATCCCGACACGCTCGTCTCGCTGACCGACGCGTCGGGGATCACGCTCGGCGCGGCCGCCGGCACGATCGCGATCCTGATCGCCGCGGCGACAACTACGACGCTCCCGGCCGGCGTCTGGGTCTACGACCTCGAGCTCATCTCCGGCGCCGGGCTCGTGACGCGGCTGCTGGAAGGCAGGTTCCAGGTCGTCGGTGAGGTGACCCGATGACCGATGTGGTCCGGGTCGAAGAGACCGAGACCGTCACTGTGGACGGCGAACAGATCACCGTCGTGTCGGTCGGGATACAAGGTCCCGCCGGCGCAGGGGGCGGTGGTGGCGGAGCGCCGACCGACGCGACCTATCTCGTCGGCACCGGTCACATTGACCTGTCGGCAGAGATTGTTGTCGGGGCGACCCCCGGCGGGGAGCTCGGCGGGACGTGGGATTCCCCGACCGTCGATGCCGTCCATTCGGGCAGCAGCCATGCGGCAACCCAAGCCGCCGCCGAAGCGACCGCCCAAGCCGCGCTCGACGCGCACCTCGCCGACACCACGGACGCGCACGACGCCTCGGCGATCTCGATCCTCGACACCGCCGCCGATTTCACCGCGACCGACGTGGAAGGCGCGCTCGCCGAGCTGCAGGCCGACCATGAGGCCGACGAGGCGGCGCTCGCCGCCCACCTCGCCGATACCGTTGACGCCCACGACGCCAGCGCGATCAGCTCGGTGCCGGCGGGGACGCTCGCCGCGACCGACGTGCAGACAGCGTTGAATGAGCTCGACACCGAGAAGGCCGCGGCCGCCGCCGCGGTGATGGACGGCGACGCGGCTGGCGGTGATCTCACCGGCACTTACCCGTCACCGACGATCGCCGCGAACGCGGTCACGTTCGCGAAGATGGCCGATATCGCGACCGACCGTCTCGTCGGGCGTGATACTGCCGGGACCGGCGACCCCGAGACGTTGACGGTCAGCGGCGGGATCGAGTTCACCGGTACGGGCGGGATCCAGACCGCGGCGTTCACTGGCGATGTCACGAAAGCCGCGGGTGGGACCGCGCAGACCATCGCGGACGATGCGGTCACCTACGCGAAGATCCAGAACGTCACGGCGACCGACCGGATCCTCGGCCGGGATACCGCCGGGGCCGGCAACGTGGAGGAGCTGACCCTCGACGACAGCCTCGAGTTCACCGGCACGGGCGGTGTGCAACGTGCCGCGTTGACCGGCGACACGACCGCGGCCGCCGGATCGAACGCGACGACCGTCGAGCGGATCCGTGGCAATACCGTCGACGCGGGGACGTTCGCCTCAACAGACGTCGACCGTGGCTACGTGTGGGACGGCGATTCGTTCGCCAAAGCTGGGATCAGTCGCCGGCTATTCGTCGACGCAGGGATCGCCTCCTACAACAACGATGCTGCGGAGAAGAGCTACCTCTCCGCGACATTCGATATCCCCGCAAACAGCCTTCGCGTCGGCGACATCATCGAGATCGAGCATGTCGGGACCGTCGTCAACGACACCGGCGCGACGAAAACGATCCGGATCGAGGTCGACCTCGACGCGAACGTCATGTTCGACCTGACCTCCGGAGCGATGACGGCCAACGCGTTCGGCCGCTACTACGACTTCCGGTGCCTGCTCGTCGTCGTCACGATCGGCGGCACCGGCACGATCAAGCCGATGTGGGGAGAGCTGCGGGTCTCGAACGTGCTCGGTATCGGCGACAGCGCGTTCGACACCTATCTCGCTGACGTCGCCGTAGTCACGTGTGATACGACCCAGGCGCTCACCCTCGATCTTCGGGGAGCGCTCTCCGCCGCGTCGACGTCGCTGACTGCCGACCCGTCGTACACCATCGTCCGCAAGGATGCCGCGTGATGCCGCTCGTCTGGGATCCGATCGACGGGCAGATCCACGGCCACCAGCCCGGCACCGACCTGCTCATGCGGGTCTCCGGGGAGATCTTCGGGACGACGACGGACGGCCAGACGTTCGTCGTCAAGAAGGTCGGCCGCTCGTTCCACCCCGAGGGCCGTGCCGGCGACAGCTCCGGCTACCCGGGGCCGATGCGCGCGCTCGCCGACGGGTTCGTCGCCCACGCGCATGACGGCCCGGCCCCGTGGCTCCAGGAGGTGATCTACGACCATCGGATCTGGCGTTCCTACTACAACGACTTCCAGGGCGCGTGGGAGTCGCTCGAAGCCGACGACCCGCACACGAGCCATGTGCACTGGGCGCTCACCTGGTGGGGCGCGCACAACCTGACCGAGCCGCTGATCCGGGCGATCCTGCTCGGCGAGGAGGAACCCTTGAAACTCGATGCTGAGGACCGGGCGTGGATCGAGCAGACGATCGAACGCAAGGTCGACGAGCAGCTCGTAAAACGGATCGGGCAGGTCGCCGCCGGCGCGAAACAGACCGTGCACGAAGCGTGCCGGCAGGCGATCCGACTCACCGACCCGAAGCACTGAACCGAGACCGATGACGTCGCAGCGTCTCGTCAGCGCGATCTACGCCGGGGGGATGATGACCATCGCGGCTGTCCTCGCACCCCCCTACCTGTGGACGGAGCATGGTGGCGTGCAGCGGGCGGCGTTCGTGCTGCTCGGGCTCGGGCTCGGCGCGATCGCGTGGTGGTGCACCGCCGCGGTCGCCTGGGCCCGCTGGCTCGTCATCGTCGGGCTGCTCGGGCCGGTCTCGCGTGCCGCGGCACTCGTCGTCGAGGCAACGAACCTCCAGGCCGGGCAGCGGGCGTCGGGCGTCGTGCTCTATGTCGTCGTCGCGGTCGCGGCCGCGCACGTCACCGCGCAGATCTCGGCTGCTCGGAAACACGGACTCTGAACGATGAGCTGGGATCAACGCGTCGCGAGCGTGTTTCTCTCCCTCGCGGGCGTGCTCGCGCTCGGCCGCTGGATCATCCGCAACGACCGGTGGATCACCGCCGAGCTGCGCCTCGAGGTCCGGCAGCTTCGCAAGGACCTCGAAGACGAACGCGCCCGCTGCGACAAGCTGCAACAGCGGCTCGACCGTCTCGAACGGAAGGTCAACGGCGATGCGTGAACTGCTCATCGGGACGCTCGTGATCGTCGTCGCGACGCTGCTCGTCTTCGTTGCGATCGCGGTCGCGACGAGCTAGGAGGGAAACGATGAACCCACGTCTGCGACGCGTGCTGCTGTCCGCGGCCCGCGTCTACGCCTACAGCGTGCTCGGCGCGTTGATCGCCTCGGGGATCTTCGACGAGCCCGCGGTCGACGATGCCGGCGTCGCCTTGAAGCTCGCCTACGCCGGGATCCCCGCCGCGCTCTCTGTCCTCGTCAACGCGCTCGAGCCCGACACGAGCCCCGTCAAGCCCTGAGCCGATGCACTTCTTCCTCGACGAACGCGGCCGGCTGTTCCGTCATGTGCCCGAGCTCGGCGCCTGGGCGCGGGTCCCGGGCCGATACGAGTTCCGCGATCCTGAGACCGACGGCCGTGAGCCGGCGGATGGGGATGTCGAGGATGTGCTGCTCGGCTGTGAGCGGCTCCTGCGGAGCGTCGGATGACCCGCCGGACACGGCGGCTCGCGGTCGCCGCGGCCACCGTGGGCGGCGCAGTCTGCGCGATCATCGGCTACCTGACCGGCCAGCTCTATGAGCGGCTCACCCGCCACGACACCTGGCGCCCGTGATGGCCAGCTCGATCACCGCGAACGTCCTCGCCCAGAACCTGATCACCGACGGCGAAGACCAGTACTGCGTGCTGATCACGGACGCCGGCCGGGTCCGCGTCGGCTGGCGCCAGCTCCCTGACGGTGTGTGGCGGTTCAACACGATCGGCTCGACGATGCTCGGCCAGCCGGTCGCCGACGACGAGCATTGCTACCCGACGATCGGCATCGACGACGACGGGTTCCTCTTCGTGCTCGCGAACATGCACGTCGGGCCGCTCCGCATGGTCCGCTCGAAACTTCCGCGCCGGACCGACGCCGGCTGGAAGGCCGTGAGCCTGCCCGCCGCGTTCTCGCGCAACACGTACCCGCTTCTCGCGCGGCTCGCCGACGGCACCTTGTGGCTGCACCTACGCGCGGGGGAGAAGGGCGGGCCGGGCCGGTCCGACAGTTACGTCTGGCTCCGCCGCGACGGGCAGTGGTCGGGGCCGACGAAGCTGTTCAAGGGCGTGAACGTCGCGGGCGGGAGCGGCCCGGAGATCGACGACAGCACGAACTACAGCGCCTACCCGATGCGCCCGCACGTCGACAATTACGGGACGACGATGCACCTCGCCTGGTGCTGGCGCACCTGGGGCGACGACGCGTCGATGCGGACCGGCGACGCGTCACGCTCGAACTTCGGCCTCTCCTACGCGCGCAGCCACAACGGCCTCAGCTGGTACACGATCGACGGCACGCCGCTCAAGCTGCCGATCGACCCGATCCACGACACCGCGTCCCAGACGCTCGAGCTGCCGTCGTTCGTGAACGGCGGCGGCATCACCGTCGGCGATGACGACGACGTGCATCTCGTCGTCTCGCGTGCGCCGTACTGGCATGTCTGGCACGACAACGGCTGGCGCACCGAACAGCTCCCCGACCCGGCCGGCCCGGTGAATTGGACCGGGTTCCTCACCCCCCACTGGTACGACGGCAAACTCTGGCTGCTCGGCACCGAAGGCGCAGAACGCCGCCTCGTCCTCGCCCGACCCGACGGCAGCGACGTGACCGAGCTCGGCCGGCCCGGGCAGGACTGGTCGACGCACGCCGACCCCGAACAGGCCCGCCGCGGCCGGATCGAGGTCCTGCTCCCCGACGGCGACCTCCCCGCCACCGTCGCCGCACCCACGACCGCGTCAATCGCATGACCTGAAGGTCCCCGGCCGTGAGCCCCTGCTCACCGCCGGGATAGCGCGCCCCGCCCGATCTTCTCGCCGCCGGACACGGCCGCGCCCCGGGCGGGGCGCGCACACCTGCTCCGCACCGTGCAGCAAACGGTGCCGTCCCATCCCCGACCAGGAGTTGTGACCCTTGCCTCGTCGCGCACTCACCACCCTCATCCTCACGATCCTGATCGCAGCATGCGCCGGCCGCCCCTCGGGGCGGCCTTCGTCGTTCACGACCGATGCCCGCGAGTTGTCTGCCGATCTGTCCGGCCTCGCCGATATGAAAGCCCAGGTCACGACAACACGAGTACACGCGCGGCAACTCGTATTGTCACGCGTGTTGTCCACAGATTTGTCCCACGCTGAGGTCGTGCTCTGCTCGCCCGCGTGCGCACGGTGGGTCGTCGCGACGATCCAGCTTGCCGCCTGGCGTGCGGCGCTCGCGGACGGCCCGCCCGAAGGCTGCCCCAACCCGGAGTGTTACCGGGGCGGTATCCGCTCGAGACGGCCGTGCGCGATCCCCGACTACATCTGCGAACGCGAGTCGAACAACTGGATCGACATCGGCAACCCCGGCTCCTCCGCGGCGGGGAAGTACCAGTTTGTGATCGGGACATGGGAGTGGGCGTCGGAGAGCGCGGGCTACCCGGAGTGGTCGGGAGACAGCGCGGGTTACGCGCCTGAGTATGTGCAGGACGCCGCCGCGGGATGGCTCTGGGCGGACGGCGCGGGCGCCGGTCACTGGTCCGAGACACTCTGAAACACACCCTTGACTCGCCCACCGGATGACTCTATGATCCTCGGGTATGGCGAGACCCTCGACACTTGGCCTCAACGACCGTGCCTCACAAGGCGCGCTCATCCCGCTCCTTCTCGAGCTTGCCGATGAAGGCATGCCCGCCTACCGGATCGCGGCGGAGATCTTCGGCCGGTTACAGGTGATCGCGACGCCGACGACGGTCCGGAACTGGATCCGCGAGCTCGACCAACAGAGAGAGGTGCCGCGATGACGTGTCCTGAGGGGACTGTGTGGGACCCGGAGCCTGCCCCGTGGGGGACGTGCGAACCGGCCGAGACGACCACGACAACCACGGCTGTGGAGACGACTACCACGATCGTCGTGACGACGACCGTCGCCCCGTCCACGACGACCGGGCCAGCCTCGACGACTTCCGGGGTTCCGGCCACGACCGCCGCCCCCACCGGCACGACGGTCGGGACCCCGGCCGAACTCCCCGAGACAGGTGGCGGGCCGTTCGTCGCGTCGGTCGGGCTCGGGCTGATCGGTAGCGCTGCGCTGCTCCTCGCCGCCGCACGACGTAGGGCCACCCGATGACACTCGTCCATCCGGTCGATCTCGACGGGCTCCATTTCGAGGCCGGGAAGCACGACGACCATCAGGCGGGCCGCTGGTGTGTGATGGAAGCGCTCGCCTGGCATGCGGGCGAGCCAGCGTTCGTGCGTGTGGACGCTGCGCGGGACGCTGCGGGGGACGCTGCGGGGGCCGCGCTCGCGCCGACCGTCACCGAACTCCAGGAATCCGCCGGGCGTCTCCTCGCCCGAATGTGTCGGGCCACCCGATGATCGCGCTCGACCCGTCGCAGACCCCGGCGCTCGACAGCACCCGCGAGTGGGCCGTGACCGGTGCGCTGATCGTGGCGGCGGTCGTCGCGCTCGTCGCCTCCTATTTCTCGGATCGGATCCGCGTCTATGTGGCGCGGTTCTTCTCGCGTCCGCGCTCTGGTGCGGAGCGCCTCGTTGCAGGCGCGGGCATTCATCGCGGGCGTGAGCTGCGGGCCCGGCGTCGTCAGGTCCGCCCGGATCTGACGCCGGGCTCGCGCCCAATCGACAACTGAACCAGCCCACCGTCCAGCAACGTTCCAGGGGGGACGCCACGGTGAACACACAACCCCAGGTCGTACGCGATCTCGATCTCGACACGCTGATCCTCCGCGCAGGTGGCCACACGGAGCATCAGGACGCGTTCTGCGTCATGGAAGCAGTCGCATGGGTCGCCGGCGAGCCGTGGTCGGACCACCCTGAGTGCGCATGCCCGGTCATCACCTCGTTCATGGTCCGGTGGAACGATCGGATCGGCGATGATGAGACCCGTACGCGGCTGCTCGTCCCGCTGATCCCGCGCCTGATTGGTACCCGTTCGAGCCGTGAGGTCGAGCAGGCGCGGCGTTGGGCGCTGGCGGATTGGGCGGCCCGGACCGCCGCGCCGATCTGGCTGCGGGCGGCCGGTTTGGATGGTGACGCGGCCGCGTTGGAAGGCTGCGCGCCGATCGTCGACCGCGCGACGGCGGACGCGGCAGGGTCGGTCGCGACCCCGATCCGCGAACGTGCATGGGAGCGTCGCCGCGAACTGATCGCCAAGGTGCGCGCTGCCGTTGCCGTTGCCGATGCCGTTGCCGATGCCGTTGCCGCTGCCGTTGCCGTTGCCGCTGCCGATGCCGCTGCCGATGCCGCTGCCGATGCCGATGCCGATGCCGCTGCCGCTGCCGCTGCCGATGCCGATGCCGCTGCCGCTGCCGCTGCCGCTGCCGCTGCCGCTGCCGCTGCCGA